TAAAGCCCCGTTGAACGCGGTTACCGACGGACATGAAGTTGTAAATCTTTCTGGCGGCTTCTTCGGGGACTTCTTTACCCCGGCGCAGTTGTTCCCAACCGTTTACCGCATCAGATATTTTCTCACTAATGGACCGTTGGCCGCGATAGTTGAACAGGTAGCCACCGGACTTTAGGTCGTAGGCCACGGGTATTAACTGGTAGGCAGCTTGCGAAAGGATAAGCCAAGAGCCCGCACTCATGTCGAGCGAGCTTACAGAGTTGATCCTTGTTATGTTTCCCGCCTCACTTTTGGGCTCGTATTTCTTTGGAAACCGTCGTTGTATGCGCTTCACAACATTCTCGGCCAGCTTGTGTACTCTTTGCGGGACACGGTAGGACTTAGAAAGCGTCTCTGATCCGCCGGGTAGATTGATAAACTGGTCTACGTCGGCCCCGGCCCAGCGGTAAATTGCTTGGTCATCGTCTCCTGCGGCGTACATACGGTCGGAGTTCTTATCTAGGATGTGAGCTATGTCCCACTGTAACGGACTTAAATCCTGTGCCTCATCTAAAAAACACAGATCAAACTGTGGGCAGTATTTGTCGGACTGTCTTACAAACTCAGCCAGCATGTCTGTAAAGTCGTACAGACCTATCTTTTCTTTGTAATGCTTCAAGCATGTATCGACGTATTGGATAGTGTTCCAATCAGCCTCAACGTTGCTGTGGTTGTACTGTTCGCGCAAACTCACCTTACGCAACCGGGCCAAGTTAATTAATCCTAAAATAGGATCACTACTCGCCACCATGCTTGGAACGTCCTCATCGAAGTTTGCGTTCTTTGCGGCACCCAACGGGATGTTTATAACCCTGCTCAACTCGCGGTAGTTCGACTCTTGCATAACTTGCTCTGGGCGTATGTCAGTCATTGTAAGGGCCAGAGAATGCAAAGTCCGGAAATAGGCTAGGTCTTTCTTCGGATCAAGGTTAAAGCGCACAGCGGCCCGCTCCTGCGCCTCAGTGGCAGCCTTGCGTGTGAAGGCTAGGAAAGCAATTCTGTGCGGGTGGACCCCCTTCTCAAAAGCATCGTCAACCATGTTTAGCAGGGTGGTTGTCTTCCCTGTTCCGGGTGGCCCAAAAATCCTAAACATCTGCGGACTTTTCTTTTTTGTATATTTGCTGAACTCGTTGCTTAGAAATGCCAAACCACTTGGCAACCGCAGTCATTGTCATGCGGTGTTCGTCAATCATACGAATTATCTCTGCGTTTCGCATAGCCTTGAGTGCATTTTTTTCAGGCATTAAAACGGAGCCTCTTGTTGGGAGCCAAACTTAGGCGGCTCTATTTCTACGTCTACGTTATCAAACGACGGGATTTGCCACACACGCACCGAGCGGCCCTTAATCTTCAAGGTTACACTCTGACCGTTAATGTCGCGTAGTCTCTGTGCCATCTTATGTGCTTTATACTCGAAAAACTTGTTCTTTTTAAGGAAGCTCTCAAAGTCTTTAAGACGGAAATAGGTGATGCTTTGTTCCTCATCGGTCCAAGGGCGGCGGAGCAAGATTTCTTCTTTGTCTTGCGCTTGCTGTAGGTGACGACAGAACTCTTCGAGGTAGTCGTAGAACTGTCCACTAATGCTTGCATCTTGTGCCACTTCTATGATTGCGCTCTCGTTGTCGCGCATCTCGTTCATCAACGCACTAATGCGGCCTTCCCACTGGTTCTTGGCTACCGAGCGGGGCATGAAGTTAAGTTGCTCCATGCAAGCTTTCTGAAACAGAGGTTGAGACATTAGCGCCTCAGTGTCCAACTCAAGCGGTTCGCCATTAACGTCCATAAACCAGACGGGCGGCGTTGAGTTATACTTGCGTAGATTTGCAATAGTAGCCCCTGCCACTGCGGCTCCAATGCCAAACTTGCGGGTTCGGCATAGCTCTTTGTTGCAGTGTGCGTTGATCGGAGCGTCGGAGCATTTGTAAGCGTAGTCTTTGCGCTGTACTTGCTTGGCGACTATGTTGACCTCTGGTAGTGGTAGTGGCGGAGAAAAATACTCCATGTTGTATCGCAATATTTCAGATTCCCAACTATCCGGATAGGCTTTTCGTAGATAAACCCCGATGTTGAATAACCCATTATTTCTACCCCCTTCGCTAATCTTTGCTTTACAAAGTATCTGAAGACAGGGCGGAGCGTCCCTCATAAGGTCAGCTTCACCGCCACCTATTACCTGTAGCTTAACGACTTCTTCTGGGGTTTGAACATATCTTTCGTATAGTTCTATAAATTCTTCTATCGTGGCAGATGTACCGTCATCAAGAAACGCATACCGCAAGCCGTTCTCATGGTCGTAGTACGGTAGGTTTAGAAAGTTACCCACGTCCCCACGATCCAAATGTAATTTTATCTGCTTTGGAAATATCTCGCTTTCGCCGTAGCCCAGCGCGGCAGACATATTTTGCAGAGACTTCTGCATGTCCTTTGCTTCAACCCAATCTTTCGAGAACAGGAAGCAATGCGCTCCACCAGACTTTGACCGGCAAACAACCAGAGGGAGTTTTAACCGACGTATCTTTTCGACTAATAACTTGTGGTCTAACGGGTACTGGTCAATGTCGATACATCCCCAGACGCACTGATTGTCCTCGTTAATTGGTATAATCCCGAGACCAGTGCCACCACCTTTTAAATGACTGTCCCAAAGCTTCGTGGTCCGCGGTGCCTTTAGTACGCCCGCTTTACCTTTGGCCTTACCGTTAGCGCCGGTAGACTCAATCTTGAAGTAACCATGAGCTTCTTTGAGGCCATCAAAGATAGCCATAAACTTTTTAATTGACATGAATGCCCCCTACGGAAAAAGGAGTGGCGGAGCCTAGACCCCGCCACGTTGACGACTTAAAACGGTATTTCGTCTTTATCGACAGATTTACCTTCTTCTTCCGTATGTTTGACTACAACCTCACCCGCGGAGATACTTTCCGCAAATGATTTACCGCGGCTATATATGCCCGCGTCTGTAACAGGGCCGTCTACTGACATTTCCCAACCATGCCAATCACCTTTTGCATTACCTTCAGCCACTGTTTTCATGTTGTAAACATGTGACCAACGGGGTGGATTAAAGGGACCATTAGCGCCTTTAACTGACCTAGACATCATCATGCTGTTCCATTTACGCGACTTTTTAAGCTGCGTAGACTTCATTGCAATAAGAGCCGTTTCGATAGCACCGTCTTCGTTTATTAGTAAAACAAAGTGCTGTGCTGTTTCTTCAATGTAATGACCAGAACCGTCAGTCAACCAATCCTTGTTGTCCCCGTTCTTGTCAAAATCCCGGTTGGTTTCTGGACGTGGTTGACCCGGCTCATATATCGCCACGGGACCGCCTGATCCTTCGCCTCTTGGAGCCCACTGAATAAACCTACGTTGGTAAGCGCAAGGTATAACTTTCACACCTTCCTTACCCTTGTAGGCAACTCCGGTAACACTGTTGTAAATGTCACCCTTACGAGCCGTTTCATGAGTATCCAACTCAGGTGCATTACCTGACAGAACCTTGAGAAAAGGGAGAGCTAAGTCTTCTGTCCCCAAATTCTCCATGCCTCTACCGGCGTCGTCCTCAAACATTGAAATGTCAAAAGTTGCCACTTCTGTTTTATTGGTTTTTGCTACTGCTTTATTCATCTTATTTACCTCGCTTAATGATTGCGCGTTGCCCTACGAACGCACCAAATAAATCCATCGGAAAGTCGTCACCTTCTTCAACACGCTCTTTTACAAAAGCTTTGAGTGTCTGAGGGTGAACGGCTGTTTTTTGTTCAGGAGCGTAGCCCTGTTGTTGAGCAAAAGCCGCAAAAGCGTTTGCTTGATCGTCCTCGCCACGTCCAAACTGGCACTCGACAGTATTCTTTATAATGTCGTCGTAGCCGTTCTCGCGTAACCATTCGTATGCTTGAGGGCGATTATCTACGAGGATAGAAGCCCCGTAGGTTGCTTTGACCTCAACGGTCGAGCCGTCGTCTAGGGCAAAAGAAGAAATGCCTATTTCTGCAAGCATGGCAGGCATTTCGTCATCAGTAAGTTTTTGAAGCTTCTTCTTAGATGCCTTGAGGTCTGTCTCAAGATCGTTAATATAAAGCTCTTTGTCTCGGATTTGTCGGGCCAATGCGGCTACAGATGTAAGCCCCTCTTGATCCAATTTGTCCACCGATGAACCAGTTTGACCTGAGTCCTGTTCCATCATCTTTAGTATATTATCGCTCATCGCGTTTCTCCTTCGTTTTTAAAGACACCGTTCGGGTCTTGACAAATATGTATATGATCTTATAACCAACCTAAGTCAAGAAGTTTTTTTAGGGGGCAAGAAATGCACGGGTTTGAGTTTAAGACGGAACCATATGACCACCAGAGACACGCTCTCCAAGAGTCGTGGGCCGCGGAATACTATGCGTTGTTCATGGAAATGGGCACCGGTAAAACCAAGGTGGCTCTTGATACAATGGCCTGTCTTTTTGAGGCGGGTAAGATCAACAGTGCGTTGGTTATCGCGCCAAAAGGCGTCTATGATAACTGGGTAAAGAACGAGATACCTGTTCATCTACCGGACCGTATAAACCGTAAGGTGATTCGTTGGACGCCAAGCAAGGGCATGAAGAAAGAAAAAGAGCTAAAGGATTTTATTGTAGAGAAATACAACGGGGTCAAAATGTTTGTGATGAACGTCGAAGCTTTTTCTACGCCTCGCGGTACAGATGCGGCTGAAGCTTTCTTGTACCAGAACCCTGATAACCTTGTCATTGTAGATGAGAGTACAACCATCAAAAACCGCAAGGCTTCGCGGACCAAGAACATTACACGGTTGCGGCGTTTGTCTAAGTATCGCCGCATATTAACGGGTTCTCCAATTACAAAAAGCCCCATGGACTTGTTTAGCCAGTGTGACTTTTTAAACGAGAAGGCTCTTGGTTTTAACAGCTACTTTGCGTTTCAGGCGCGGTACGCAAACGTCCAAAGAAAAACAATGGGCCACCGCAGTTTTCAACAGATTGTAGGCTACCGTAGGTTAGACGAACTGTCTATAAAGCTAGATACTTTTAGTAACCGGGTTCTAAAAGAAGATTGTTTAGACCTTCCGGAAAAAGTTTACACACGCCGTGAAGTAGAGCTAACTCCAGAGCAATTAAAGCTATATACTCAAATGAAGAAGTTGGCTTTGGCTAAACTGGAGAGTGGAGATTTAGCCACTACGGCAAGTGTTTTGACGCAAGTTATGCGTTTACATCAAATATGCTGCGGGTTTTTGCAGCCGGACGAGGGAGAAATACAGCCTCTTGCGAACAATCGCTTGAAGGAGTTACTCGCTATTTCCGAAGAAGTTCAGGGTAAAGCAATCATTTGGGCGTCGTGGACTCATGACATTCAACAGATAGCCGATGCCTTGCGCGACCGTTTCGGGCCCGATTCGGTCGCAACTTATTACGGTGGGACGCCACAAGACGAGCGGCAAGATATTGTCACAAAGTTCCAAGATAAAGACAGTCCGCTTCGGTTCTTTATTGGTCAACCTCGAACGGGTGGTTACGGCATTACGCTGACCGCTGCCAATACAGTTGTCTATTACAGTAACAGTTACGACTTGGAGATACGTCTACAGTCAGAAGACCGCGCCCACCGCATTGGTCAAACAAACAAGGTAACCTATATTGACCTAGTTTCCCCCGGTACAATAGACGAAAAGATACTCAAAGCTCTGCGCCAAAAGATTGATATAGCAGGACAAGTCTTGGGAGAAGACGCTAAAGATTGGTTACTTTAAACCGGCATCTGTGGTATAGATTCGTAAGGATTTTGTTGGTATTCTTGAGCCTCTAACATGGCCAAATTACCCGCAAGTTCTTCTCTTTTTATACCGTACATCTCTAGTATTTGAGGGTCAGACAACTTCTCCAACGCTAGGCGCATGTTAGCTTTAGGGTCTTGGACCTCACCACCTTCTTCAAAGGTTGCTTGTGGGTTTGGTCCGCGGACCGGGGGCCGCAGAGAAACTATCCCACCGTCTGCAAAACCGTCTGTTTTCCTGTAATAACCTTCGCGCATTGGCGTATAAAACTTTGAAAGCTTCCTATCAGATAACGGAACCTCGGCGTCACTAGGATCAAAAAAATACGACCCTCCACGATTTTTTATTGCTTCAGGAGTTTCTTTTGGACTAATGACGCGGTTTTCAAAATCAAGATCAGAAAAAGAATAATCAGAATATTCTTTTAACCCAGACACATCTATTTTTGCAGGACCTACCATGTCCGTACCCATTCCCGGCGACGCCCGAGGTTTGTTCATTGTTTTAACAATTATTGGAACTTCTTCAATTCCTAATTCAATTGCAGCTTGCAGACGATGATGACCCTCACTAATGTTAATGCTACCATCCGATAAAACTACCTCCACATGAATAGGGTCCCTAATTCCTTCATTAAAGATGTTTTCTTTAAGAGTTTCTTTTCCAGACTCTTCAAAATCTTTTAATATAAAAGGGTTTTCGTTAAGGTTTCCACTTTCAAAATCCCCCCCAAACTTACCAACATCATATCTTGGAAAGTTGTATTGAGCTATATTATCCGAAATTGTCTGAGTATCTACATACTCAACTTTGGGGTTATCAAAGGCACGTTTGGGAAAAGGTAATTTTAATTGACGCGCCTCTTCTAATACATCTTTGTTTATTTCTTCAGTGGTTTTATTGTTAGTTTTTCCCTTTAGAATAATATTGTCAATTTTTTGTCGTGGAATTTTTTTCTGTAGGTTTTCAGTTAAAAGCTCCGCTGCAAAGTCAGGAGTTCCTTCTCCAAATAAATTACCGCCCATAGACCCTAAGACATTAGGATCATATTTCGGCATCTTTTCAGAAATGTTTTTACCCACATTAAACACATTTTTTGCGCCAGTTTTTATTCCTTTTGCCAACAACGGGCCAGCGCCGGGAATAAGCCCTATAGCGGTCGCTCCACCTAATGCCGTAATGTAGCCCCAATTAGGGTTTTCCGAAGTTGCTTCCGCCCACAATTCTTTTGCAGCCATTGCATCACCTAAAATAGGCGTCATTTCTGCTACAAACTTAACGGCATCTTTAGCGGTAACATTGCTTATTGGACCAAAGTCATCTGCAAACTTTTTACCTTCTGCCGCATAACCCTCGGCTTCACCACCATCTTGCATGTAAACAGCAATACCGTTGCTAACTGCGCCGCCGTCTGCAAACATCTGTTGAAACTGACCTCCAACTCCCTGTTGAGTTAAAGGCTGCTGTCTTATATTACCTAAACCTTGTATTTGTTGAAACTGACCTCCAACTCCTTGATTCATAACAGGATTATAAGAATCTGCTTGAGGTATCGGAGGAGCTAACCTTTGCATTGTTGAAACAGAAGATTGAGGTAAAACTTGCGCTGGTTCTTCAGGCATAAGAACTATTTCAGGATTGCCCATCATTTGTCCCATCGGACCTAGAGTCATGGGGTCTATCGGAGCAGGTGTCACGGGACCACCATAAGCAAACCCCATAGCCGTAGAACCAAACCCTGACATACCAGCAAGGTTAACGTCCCCTGCGGCTGTTCTATAAGTTTGTGTGGGATCGTTCATAACAGCAAGAGCCGTAGCATTTGCTGCACCACTTTGTTGGGCTCTTTCGTTTGCTGTCTTCATAAAGGCATCAACGTCTTCACCAGAAAACCCGGGGTCTTCAGGAGCCACGGGTGCCGCTCCGCCCTCAAAGATAGGAACTACCCCGGTAAATTGTCCGGGAGACGCGACTCCTGCATATTCTTCCGTCCGGGGACCAGCATTGTACTCAGCTATTGCAGCATTATAGGCGTCGGCGTCGGCCTTATAAGCGCCAAGGTCCGTGTTATACGTGCCAATTTGTGTGTTATATGTGTCAACCAACCCCTGATAGGGTTCCGCTAACGCCTGAAACTCTGTTAGAGCCTTGTTATATGTCCCGATACGGTTATCGTAGTCTTCCATGATTTCAGTGTCATAGTCCGAGTACCGGTATTCAGGTGAAGCGTATTGTGTGATTGCCATAATTAAGCCCCCAAGCTGCCAATGCCGCTCTTTAATAGTTGCGTGGTTGAGTCGTTCGGGAACATGGCTGCGAACCTCTCTCTGTCAACAGGACCCGAGTTTTGAATAGTTGGCCCTGCTGGAGCCGCAGAAGCCTGTTGAACAGAGAGAGGATTACCTCCGCCTAAAGTGGGAACAATTGGCGGTGGAACTAAAGAACCTTGTTGGTTGTTATCGGGACGCGGAGGTGCTTCATACTCTTCGCTAATAGATTTTTCACCCGCAATAATACCATATGGAACACGTCGTCCAATTTGACGAACCATTGGAGAAATAAACTTTTCAAGAACGGTCATTGCGTTATCTTGTGCGTCTTTTGTAAGTTTTTCATTCATTAACGCAGCAAGTGCGTTAGGGTTAGCAAACAATTCTGTCATTTTTTTAATGCGTTGAGACTCTGGGCCACTTAACAAAAACCTTTGCACTAGCTCTGAACCTGTTTGTTCCGCAATCAAACCACCACCCATTTGAGGCAACCCTAACAGACTTTTCAGTTTGTTTTGTACTGCTCCACCCGCAGTCGCACCAAAAATACGAGTATAAAACAACTTTCCTAAACTAGGTTTTTTAAACAAAATGTTTTCAAAATTGTTAGTAGCAAAAGCTTATTCTACACCGCGCATAGTTTTTATTGCTTTTTGGATTCGACCTAATTCAGTTAGACCGTCTTCACCCACAGTTTCATCAACCAGACCTTTACTTTTCATAAAGTCAGCTAAAGAATATTTAACATTTGCGGGAACACCTTCTATTTGACCAAACAATTGTTTTTGAAGAACGTTCCCGTTAGGTAAAAGAGTGCTGCTTCCTTTTTCAGATTGTCGAAGAGCGTGTTGTATGAGTGCGCTCTTTAACCCAGACATTGCCATGTCTTTAGTGTATTCAGTTCCTTTATAGTTGCTTTCGTTTACCATTCTAAACAAAGAGTTAAGAGCCAAGGTAGGTTTCTCTGCGTTTAACGCTTTGGCTACAGCTTCACTAGGGTCTTCAAACTCAAGGACGTTTTGAAAAGCTTTTGTGTCATATAAAGTTTGAATTTGATCTTCACTAAACCCTCTTTGTTTAGCTTTGCTTGGATTAATAAGGCTTGATACATCACCTAATGTGTTGTCAAAAGCGTTTTGTGCGGCTTCTACGGAAGACAATTCACCTTCTAATTCAGGTATAAACTTAAACAATTCTTGAGTGCCGGGTTGAGCCCTAAAAGTGTCCAGCCTAGCTTGACTAACTGAAAGTCGTTCTATTATTTCATTTGGATTAGCGGGATTTGGAACTTTTTTAACCGTCATTATTTTAGACAAACTATCTCGCAACGCTGCTTTCACAATATCAGTTGTTTCCATTGTGTGAACGGCTTCTTCGCTGAAACCGGCTTCATCAACCAAAAATCTTCCTGCTGCACGAATTTCTTTTATTCGTCGAGATGTAGCAAGGTTTCCACCTTTAAACATGTTGTCTAAAAGTTGTTGAGGCTCCATTATAAGCCCCCTTTGTTTGTCAAAAACTTGCATGTCGTTCAAAAAACTTCTACGAAAAACGTTGTTTCTAGCAAAAGTATAAGCTCTTGCATTATTGTAAGCTTCGGTAGCGTTGTTTTTTTGACCCGTTAAGTCGCGTAGCAAAGCGTCATTAATTTTATCAATTCGACCAGCATTTACAATGTCTCCGTTTTTTCTCAAAGTAGCAGATTTGTTCAACAGACCTGAACGCATTTCAAAGAAAGTTTGCGCGGTAGCTGGATTTCTGCCAACTCCGTTTTGAAAGTATTCTATCATTTCGTCCATGTCGTCGGCGTAACCACCTAACACAGAGCGAAGTTCTTTATTTGCACCGGCAGAGGAGAATTTTAGGCCCCCGGTCCGTGAAGAACGGTCCAACAATTGTAAAACGTTAGGCTGGTTTATTTGACGCCCGTTTTTAGAATAAAACTCGGTTAAAGGATAGCTTGTAACTTCGTTCCAAAGTTGTCTTTCTCGTTTTTTACTTTGATCCACTTGTTTTGTAAGGATTTCATATAAGCTTTCAGATAGTTTTCCACGATTAGACGGTATTTTTTTCCCGTCTACGTCAACAACATCTCTGCCAATAACTTTAATTCCCGCTTCCATGAGGTTGGAAACGGAATTGTCTATGTTGTCAATAATGTTTTGTTCAAACAAACCTTGTTGTATTCTAGCGGACATGGCCAAAGCCGTTGGGTCTCCAGTAGCTGCTAAAGTACGCATCATATTTACTGCGCCCGCTTGCATCTCTTCGCGCCCCCGTCCGGTGGCCGCAGCTAAATCTGTGCTGGATTTTTCAAGCTCGTTCTGAATGACATTGATTGTTGGGGAAAAACTTGTCCCAGCAGCAATGTCGGCATCTCTTGCAAGGTCCTTGAATGTGAGTGTAACAGGGTTGCCGTCTTGGTCTACACTAAGTTTTTCTAGTTCTTCAAAAAATTTAGCAAATTGTTCGTCTGGCGTCATAATTTTGCCGTCAACACTATCTACGGCTTGCAACGACTTGTCCCCAGTAGCCAAAATGGCGCTCTTGATTCTTTTAACAGAGTCTCTGTTTATAGCATTCGTTAGTAAACCGTTAGTGTTTTCAGATTTACCCCACCATTGTTTTACTTTGGAAAAAACGTCTGGCGCAAGACTAACGCCTGCCTGAACAGGTAAGGGTACAATGAACGATCCAACAAGTTCCCCAACAAAGCGAGAACCTTCGCCATAGGGATTGACCTCTTGAGCTATATACGCTCCACCCGCCGCGCCTGCTCCGGAAGCGCCTTCAATTGCCAAATAAGGAATAGGGTTATTCCGCGCTACTTGCATGGACCTACCAACTCCCTGCTCCACTGCTCCTAAAACACGGGTGCTTACGGGTCCTTTTAATGGGTTAAAAACATATCCCGCAGGGTTAAATCTTCCTAGACCAATATTTACACCCTGTGCGCCCGCCCCAAACATAGGGCCCGCTTGCGCCGTGAGCCGTGCGTCATTTGCTGCTTTAAACGCTTTTTCAGAAAGACCTGAGTTTTTTGCGGTTACCTCAAAAGCCTCGTCGGCTATTTTAGCAAATTTTCCACTAGAGACGTTTGTAAAGTTACCTAAAAACTCTAAAGCGCCGGTGGTTGCTTTAGGGGCTTGTTGCCAAGGAGCTAATACCAAGGAAGCAGCCATCACGCCTGTCTCACCTAAGTTAGTTGCAGACTGTAAAGAAGGAACCACCGGAGCAGCTTCCCCTAAAACAAGGTCTTCAACTTTTCCAAACCCCAATGCTCCTGCTACCGCTCCCGCTACCGTAGGAATTGCAATCGCAATGCCTTTTCCAATTAAACCCGGTATGCCCACAGGAGGAATAAAACTTTGTAGGTACATTCCAGTTGCAAAGCCCTTGGCTGCACCATAGCCACCACCAACCGTTTCTGGAAGTGCGCGAGCCGCGGAATATGTGCCTGCCTTTAATCCGGAAAAGTTCCCTTTTTCAGGGTTGTATTTCCCAAAATCACTGACATTGGTAAACATCGTCAAAATTTCTTCTGTTTGGATGTTTCTATCTTCAGGTTTTAAACCTTTGTACCGGTCCAATCTATCTAAAATGGGATGAGAACCATCTTTCAAGCTTTCAAAGGTTAACGGAACACCGCCAATAGCTTCTTGATCTAGTTCTTCATTTGCAATCGAAAGAACCCCTCTTACAGTGTTCTCAAGACCCTGTGTTTCCATCAAGTTTTCAAATTCTGCCACACCAAGATTAATAAGGGATTCATCTGCCATTACTTATAACCCCTTCATCATCTGACGAATTTGATTGGCCAATTGTTCATCACTCTGATCATCTTCGCCAACCTTGCGAGATTTGGAAGTTTTAAACTTAAAGCCTTTTTGGAAAGCTTGTACTTCATTAAACAAGATTTTTAGTTTCTGCATATCTTTTCGGGCAGTTTCAATTACTTTTTGACCATACCCGGCTGAGTTTCCCCCATATTCTGGAAGAAAGGAAGCCCCTAGCTGTAATTGTTGCGCTAAAGTATCCGCTATTGCGTCAAAAGACGCTTCTGCGGCAGCATCTGTTTTAATAAACAAACCGCCCGGTCTAATGTCTTTAGTTTCTTGTTCAATAAGCTCTTGAACAAATTTAAGTATTCTACCTTGTTGATCTCCAGTGTTATACTGCAAGATGTCGTTTGCTAAATTAGTTAAACTTTTTGCTGCCGAAGCTAAGTTTTTAGAAGCATCAGTAGAATCTGCTCCAACTAATTCGGCAAAGCCCTCACTTGTAACTTTGACGATGCTTGGAAATACTCTTGATGCACCAATAACTTTTCGATAATCCACATCAGGTTTGAACCTATTAGGGGCGGTTAAAGACCACGCTTCTGATTGCCTGTTTACCGTACCATCCAAATTCATTATTTCGCTACTAGCTGTCATGAGATTTCGGTTGGGTTTAACTGGTTCCCCTGAAGCATCTAACGAAACCCCTGAAATCTTAGTGTACAAATCAGGATTACCACGTTTTACAAAATCAAGAATAGTGTCAGTTAGTTTTTTAGAAGAACCTTTAACAAAAGCTCCTATTTCTGGGTCCCATACGGGTTCAGAACCCGTGTAATCAAGAAGTTTTTGTTCGTATAGCGCAGTTTCTTCACCTAACGTACCGTTTGCAAAAGCTTCCATTCTTGCAGGGTCTGCTATGTAAGTTAATTCAGCAGTTTTTGATTTGCTTCCCAATGCTTGTATCTTGGCCGCTTCCTGTTCAAGATATAAATTACCCATCTTGTAATCTTCGTCCAGAATTTGAGCGCGTTCTTGTATTGTAAGAACTTTTTCTGCTCTACTATCCGCAGACGCTGTGAAAGAATTTTCAATAGCTTGTTGAGTTGCGTTGATTTGACGATCAATAGCTGCTTCGTCTTTAGTAAATTTACGCAACTCTTCCGCCATTTCTTTTCGGAACTCTTGGTCACTCATCTGTTTCGTAGAGTCAGCTTGACGGTTTAGAACCGCTTGCGCCGCTTGGAAAGCTTGTGTGGACAAGCGAGCCTGTTCTTCTAGGCTTCCACGCAGGTCAGTAAGAGCAACATTGTACTCTTGACCGACTTCCATTTTTGCAAGATCGTTTGTGTTAAGAATGTTGTCGCGTTTAAGAACGTTATCATACGCAAGCGACTTGGCAGCAACCAACCACTCATTTTTAAGTGTGTCGTTTTCTTTCTGAAGCTTGGCACGAAGTTCAATAGCCGTGTTTGAGTTGTCATTTTGAAGCGCCAAAATAGACTTGTCATTAGCAAAACGCTGACCCAGAACAGTGCTTTGGTATTCCTGTGTTCCTAAACGCTCTTTGTTTGTAAAATCAAATTGTGACTGTTGAAGGGTTTGTTTAAACGTGTTGTTTAGTTGAGCCAATTCACTGGCAAGCTGACCGCGCAAATTAATAGCTCGTTCGTCAGTGCTTGCTTGTAGTTCAAGCAGTGTTTGCTGCATAGCAAGCTTACGGTCTGTCATACGCTCTTGAAAAGAACGGTCCGTTTCGTTTTCGCCTTTTGTGAATTTAAATTGTTTGTCCATTTTTTGGAACTGAAAAACTCTTTCTAGAGCATTTTCCGAGGTTTTCCAATTTCGTTCTGCTTCCGCTGCCGCAGAACTTGCCGACCTAGCTAATTCGGATTCATAAGAACTCTCTGCGGAACCGAGCGTTTGCAAATCTATAGCGCGTTGTTCTTGTTCTTGGCCCTGTTTAAACTTTTGCAGTTCACCGGCACGTGCGCTAATGTTACCTAAAACAGGCTGGGCTACTTGAGCCAACCGCTCCGCAGGACTCATTGCAGTCTCTCCGGGAGTTGCAAACGCCAAAGCACCTTGTGCAATATCAAATAACATCTGAGCCTTAGTCATCTTTTGTTGTTCGTCAAAAGCAGCTTGTTGATCTTCCTGTCCAAAAAGATTTTGCCTTAAAGCTTGCTTTTGTTCAAAAATCTCTCCAAGACGACCTCCTAGAGGGTCTGGCTGGACGACACGATTTGCATTTTCAGGATTAAAATACTGAACCGCGCCGCCTTGTCTAAAATTTACCGGGGCCGCTCCTCCCGGAGCAGCCATAGCCATTTGATCTGGTCCCGCCGGGGGTCCTTCCATGTTTACCGTGGACATAATGCCCTCGGCCATTGGACCCTCAATCGGGGTTGTCATTTCTTCTTGAGCTAAACCGCCAATTCCTTGGTCAACCGCTGCCATCTGCATGACAGGTTGTAAAAGTGTCAGGACTGATTCAGGTGTTTGCTGCGAATCCTCGGGACCAACCATTCCGGCTAGTTCCTCGTACCGAGCCTCAATAGGCATCTCATCGCCTCGAATGGAGTTAATCACCGAAGCGTAATCTCCTGCTTCTGCCGCCGCGTCCATTGATTGCATACTTTGTGCGGAGTCCGCTAACATTCCTTCAAGAACAGCCGGATCAAAAGCGCCTTGGTCCGCGGCCCCCGGAGGAGCCATCGCAGCACCCGGTGGCATGGGAGGAGGACCGCCCATTGGTCCGCCCGGTGGTGGCATCATAGCCCCTCCGGGAGGTGGTAGCATCATCATTGGACTTCCGCCTTCTTGCATTGGAAGTACGCCTCGCCCCATCAAGATGTCTTTCTGAGTCACGTTACCATCACCGCTAAGATCAGGAAAGGCCGCGCCCCCGTTGGCAAACATCTGCCGTTGCATAACATTTCTATTCATCATTAAAATATCCCCGCGTTCCGTGCGCCTGACGCCGCCGCTAATCCGGCTACCCCAAGCCCTAAAATACTCTGGGCTGGAGATACGTTCGGTGTAGTTGTCGCTGTTATGGTTGATTGAGACGACGGTGCGCCTTTGTAAATGTCAGATAAGAATCCAACACGTTGGTAAGGCTCGTAAGCCTGCTGTAATTGCGTTTGACGAGCCGCTTCAATGCCCGCTTGATCTTGAGCTTGGTATTGCTTGCCCATATCGAACAAGAAGCCCTGTTCTTTCTGTGCCATAGCTTGATTTGCTTCGCCCATCTGACCTTGTGACATTGCAATGTCTTTAAGAGCAGAACCTTGTTGTAGCCCAAGTTGACCCGCTTGAGACCCTAGACTTCCTAGACCCTCTGCAATCCGACCTGTCATCTCTTGTCCCTGAAGACCTAAAGAACCCGCCGCTTGAGCGCCTTGCATACCCATTTGAGCTTGTCCTTGGCCCAATTGACCGGCCTGTCCTGCCATCTGTCCTGCAAACTGTTCGCCTGCCATGCCCATTTGGCCCGCTTGCGCTGCAATACCCGCTTGGGCTTGTGCGCCAGAGAGCCCTAAAGCACCTGATTGATTGGCCATTTGACCCGCTAACTGTGACGCCGACATACCAGTGCTGGCCGCCAACTGTTCTAAGCTCATGCCGGTTTGTGCCAAAGCTTGTGCGTTGGCCGCGGCCTGCTGTTCGGCAGACATGCCTACTTGTGCCGACGAAAGACCCAACTGGCCCAACTGACCGGCTTGGCCCGCTGCAAGTTGCTCCGCAGAAAGTCCAAGTTGACCAGCGCCTTGAGCCGCGGATATAGCAGAACCCGCCCCTTGTGCGCCCAGAGCGCCCGTAAGTTGAGCGGCCTGTTGACCACGACCTTGTTGAGCTTCAAATGCTTGTTGTGACCGGTTGGCCGCGTTTTCAAACCCTGCTTGACGCATACCAGCGGCAGTTCTGCCCTGTTGCTCAAGAATGTTTCTGCCTAACTCACTCTGCGCTACTGCTTGGCGTGATCCACCAAAAGCGCCAGAACTTACGGCTTGGGCATCTACGCCCTGTTGTTGAATATCTCCGGCACGTTGAATGTCAGCCAATGCTTGTTGAACCGCAGCATCTTCATACTGGTTCATAAATGCGCCTGTACTAGCAGGGTCATAAGCACCGGTTGTACCCGCTAAACCAGCAATTCCTTGTTCCGCGGTCTGTTGACCAAATGCACCAGCTTGTTGTAACGCGGCGGCAGCATCAGAAGTTATGTTTCGAGCGCCTTTGACTGCTTGTTGACTACCTGTAACGGCGTCCTCATAGGCACCGATACCAGCTTGGCCATAGGTTCGAGCGCCTTTTGTAGCACCAGCTAGGTTTTCAGCTAAAGTTCCTTGAACACCTGTTCCACCAACTCGGGCCGCATCTGCAACGCCTTGTGCGCCAGTGGCAGCACCCGCCATACCTTTTTGAGCCGCACCTATTTGTCCCGGTATAGCGTCATAAGCAGCTAATTGGTCTGCCATAGACTGACCAGCAATTTGTTGTGTGTTTAGAGCAGCCTGACCAAGACCCTGTTGAGCCGTTTCAGTAGAAGCTTGTCCATAATCAATTGCATTTCCAATGCCCTGTTGAGCAGCGCCGACCTGTCCCGCAATGCCTTGTTCTGCGGTCCTAAACATGCCCGCAGCGTCAGTTTGCATGGCTTGAGCAGGGACTAAAGCCGAGCCCGTAACGTTTTGAGCGTCACCCAAGGTTCCTGCGGCGGCGTCTAAGTAAGGTTGGTATTGACCTATTCCGGCTTCAGCAAGTTCTCCAGCTTTAAGCTGAAGGGAAGACATTTCCGCAACCATTTGCGGAGGAAGTTGTATACCTTGGTCTGCCAGTGCTTTTGCAGATTGTAGTAAGCCAATCTTATAGGCTTCAATATCGGCGGCTTCGCGGACAATCTGTTCTGAAGTATTAACTGCCATTATGCTGTCTGCCTTCCGCGGTTCTCAAGGTTACTCATTACCGAGTACATGTTTTGAATACCTTGTTGCATGTTACCATTACCCATACCCTTAACAGCGTCGGTAGTCATAACAAATTCACCCGGCATTAACATTGCTCGAACGCTGTCTTGGTTAGGAACACCCTCATTTGGCATTATACCGCCAGTGCGTCGAGGAAATATTTGTCCGCCTTCAGCTACGTTCTGTACCAAAGTGGGCCTAGCAAAAGGTCCGGTGGCCGTGCTTACTGCTCCTATGCCGGATTCACCACCAGCAAAGGGGTTTTCATTAGACATTTGGAAAGCAGTAGCGTCGTAACTTTGAATATCAGGCGCTCGGTAAGTGGTTTTTGCTTCGTATTGACCTGTTTCAGGGTTCAAAACAATGTTCCCAAGGTCTGAGATTAAATATTTACTTGGATCGTCTTCTACCAAAGTAGACCCTGTAATTGGATTGCCGTCCTCGTCTCGTCCAATTACGCCAGCGTCTTCTTGCTCTGGGACTTCAAAAGCCCCTAAAGCTCCGCCAACCAAGGTGCCTGCGGCAGCAATAGGTGCATAAGACCTTAGAAAACCGGGCGCGGCTTTTTCAGCCAATAGTTTTGCCGCTTCTGGACCAACATTGGTCCCTAAAAAGTCAGCCGCTGCCGGACCTTTGGGTAGGAAAGCGTCACCTAATGACTCTCCAAACCCTTTCCCGCCGGGAGTAAACGCATCTTTAATGCTTTCTCCAAAACCGCGTACTTCTGGAACTTCTGTCCCTGTGCTTGATAAGGTTGTTTTAGGTTCTAACTTAGGTGTTTCAACTATATCAAACGCTTTAGCCGCTTCCGGGGTCATCCTTCCAGCCTCTACTGCGGCGGCTGGATTAAAGTCACTAAACATTCCCGGACCTGAGTTTGGTGTTCCCGCAGAAAAAAGATTTTCCGCAGTATTTGAAATACCTTGTCCAAGTTGTGCAAACCTTGCTCCGGGAGCAGCTAACTCATTGCCAATAGTTTTAAAGAAACCTTGTCCCCCCGGTAGCATTCCAGTAGCGCCCTTTATAAGACCACCAGTAAGTCCGGTCATAACACCGGCTTTAAGAGCGTCTTTTAAACTACCGCCAGATATTAAAGTTCCAATCCCTGAACCTAGCGCAGAACCATAAATAGCTCCTAATGGTCCAAATGTTCCCAAAACAATAGGTAGAACAATTGGTGCAATTTTCTTAACAACTTTTACAACGCCTTTAATAACGTTTTTGACGCCCTTAACGACGCCCTTTATAGCCTTTTTAATAAACTTAAAGAAAAATTCTGGTGCGCCAGTGTCCGGATTAATGCTGTTCTCGTCAGACCCCACAACATATTGTTCCGGGTCCTCAACGCCTTGGCCTTCAAGAAAAGCAAACAACGTTTCCTTCATCTCTGGGTTGGCTTCTAAAAATGCAGCGGGGATAATTAATTCACCGGTCTGAACGTGGGCTATCGAATCATCGCCCTCGCGGCCCATAGCCGCCATCTTCTTAGTTAAAGCTGGAAATTGAGCAATACCGTCGTCACCAAACTCTTCCGTACCGTCTTCGTCAGGACCGTATATCTCGTCCGCATCTTCATCAGACATTACAAAAGCAGCAATACCGCCTTCGGGAAGTTCTAAGGTTTCATCTTCTTGAGCCGCTTTTGCCATTATCCTGCTCCACCAATAATACCGTCGGGCATGGTTACTTGAACCATTGTACTTCTATTTTCGCTCCCAGTCCATGAAGAACCGCAACTAGGACAGTTTCCGTCAGGGTAAGAAGCAATCTCTTCTGGAGTGTCTATCTCATTTTCACATGTAGCACAATTCACTACGTCACGGCTAGTGGAAGGTCTCCACTTACTGCCATCTGGTAAAACAATAATTGTTTCGTCACTCATGATATAACCACCGTTGCCGTTCCTACTCCGCCGGTTGCAGTGTTGCCCCTTAAATTAGGTGCGTCCGCTTCGGCAATTTTAACAAACCCCATCATTCCAGAGGCGTCTCTATAATTAAACAATTCTCCCGGGGCCAACCCCTGATCGTCTGTCTGCAAGTTTGTAAGGCTCAAACCCGTGTGACGACCCTCTCCCGGGTTCTGCATTTGAGTCAGATACACCGAAAAAGACCTTACCATCTCAGTCATATACTCTTGACTGTACTCCTTCGGAGGTACAGCAAAAAACGGTAGGACTAAGTTTCTTGACATTAACGCCTCCCGTCCGATCTAGCATCCACTCGCGGGGTGCCAAGTCTCCAGTCAACGCCAGTTGCGTCCGAAGCAATCTTAAAAGCAAAAGATCGGCCTCTTAGTCGTATGTGTATTTGATCGGTAAACTGCTCTACCGGAACCGTTGCAGAACGAGTTACCGGATTTGAAGAAGTCATAGTGTAATCAACGCCGGGAAAGTTACGAGTTTCCAAGGTCATATTAACATAAGGGTTTTCTGCGTCTGACCCTACAAAAGTAACGTCAGGAATTAATCGGCTTAACGAAACAAAGTTGTCCCCTGCGCCCATAGTTACCTGACTGCTTTCGATGTAAGAATCTACAGATACCGCCGGACTTACGCTGCCGTCGTCCTGACCAAACTCGTGATTATACAAGAATCCGTCGGTTGACGCTGCAATTGGAAACTGGCTAATACCGCGGTCCAACCATGCGGTGCGATTAAGATTGCCATAGTACCAAGCCTGCTCAGAGTAGTTGTAAACCACGTATTTATCTATCGAATCAGAAGAGGCTGAAGGGTAAAACCACCAGATTTCAGAGTAGCTAGAGTTAACACCCGTGGTTACTTTAGTAGTTTGTGAAAAGTTAAAATCATTAAAAACATAAGATCGAACAGAGCAAGGAAGCTTCTGAACCTGTCCAGAGTAAACATAAAACTCCTCACGACCCATCCAATATACGGAATCGTCAACCGCAATAGCCGACAAAGGACTTGCAATTGTAACATTTTCAGAAATTAAGTTTATGCCGAAAGTAAAAGGCGGTCCAAGAAACTGCATTGCGTGAAGAGAACGATCAGTAAAAACTAAGATTTGTTGTCTTGTCTCAACTGCCGTGATTATCTCAGAACCAGAACCAATCCGTAAATCACCCGCGGTATTAGTAGCTTGCGCTGACCAAACCAAAGGGTTTTCTTGGTCCGAAAACCTAATTAAAAGCGGGTCTTGGGTTCCAATATCGTTTTCTGGATCACACCCAAAGGCAATAATATGCCTGTCGCGGTCAGAAACTAAGACCTGTTTAGCAATTGTTGGTGTAGTGGAATCTGCTCCAGCTAAGTCCGAAATAGCTACCGCTGGCAAGAAAGCAGAGGCGTTAGTTGATTTGTCCCAGTAGAAAATGCCGCCATTACGCGCATTAATTATAAGGTCCTCACCAAAATTATCATGGCTCCATATACGAAGACGGTCACCCGCAGCACTTATACTTGCTCCCGATCCCCAAGTTCCGCGGGCCCATGCTCCCGCTCCCCAACCCGTTCCTAAAACAGCCGTGTCCAACCCAACATTGATCTGGTAGGTCCCAACTATCGAACCACCACCATTGCCCGTGTCTGAACCATTAGCTGCAATTGGGGTTGCCGCGTAAGCGCCGTTAACCGTTATTTCAGCTAAAGAACCCACTTCTCGGGCCACGATAGTATAGCTGTTTGCATTTATTATAGTAACAATTTGATATTCTTGGTTAAGAACCGCGGCAGTTATCACACCACCAAGAGAAGCAGCACCCGAAAAAGTAACAAAGTCGTTTTCATCCGCACCGTTGCTTGAATCAGTAACGGTTAAAATAGAAGAGCCGTTGGTCGCGGCAAACGTTACGTCGCCCGCGGATGTTGTGGCACGTATGGGGGTAATGTCGTTAAAACCGCCGCCTTCTTCAATGTAATACTTTAAATTAGTGCCTACGCCAATATAATTTGTGCCGTCAAGAGCCACAAAAGGATGAAGGGCCCGGCACGTTCCTAGAAAACTACTGGCGGACAACTTCTGCCATCCGCCAATTTTTTCAGGCGTACCAAATCGAAACCTCACTTTGTCACAGTCGAACCACCCGCCTTCGTTGGAATACGAGGTAGTTTCTCGGTTAACACCCGGTCGAAACTGTAACTTTGTAAGAGGCATTCATTTACTCCACCTAGTTTATAACTTCGGTCTCTTCTTCTGGCTCAGTTGATAAAGAAACGGTCAGCGCGTTCATAAACGCCATGCGTCCCATTTTTAGCTGGTCGATATTAAAATTAGCAGAGCCAATCTTCCTATCTAAGTCAGCAACGTGGTTCACCATTACCTTCTGGGTGTCATTTAGTTGGTCTTCAGTGTAAGATTTATCGTTGATCGTAATGGTGTTTGTTTTTTTCTCAGCCATTGTGATCTCCTTTCGGGGTTGGGGTTAAATTACCAAGGTAC